TGATCTGGCCGTTGAGGCGGTTCCCGAACGGGTCCTCGGAGGTGTAGACGAGGTTGCCGGCCGCGTCGTAGACGCCCCACGACTTCTCGCCATCGGGCTCCGCGAACTCGAAGCCGAGCACTTGGGGGTTCTGCTCCACGGTGTACCGGCCGGCGTTCAGGTCCGTTATGAACTGCTGCCACAGGGCCTCGTCGATCTCGCCCGTGTCGGGGTCCGTGACCTGGGTCACGAGGTCAACGGGCTTACCTTCCTCGTCGATGACGGTCGTGGCATAGACGGGCGTGCCCGCCATCACGACGGTTTGGAAGCTGCCGTTGATCTGGACGACGGCCGGGCGGAGCGACGGGTCGCCGTTGATGTTGCCCGCGAGGTCGTTCGGGTTCTCCGTCTTGGGGATGACGGTGAAGGCCCCGCCGGGCTTGTCCTGGCCCCAATAGGCGTCGCCGCCCTCAAGGGCCTCGAACCGCCCGCGGTCCTCGGTCAGTTGCTCGGCATCGTCGTCGAGCTTGTCGCCCGTGATGCCACGGCCCGTGCCCTCGGGCACCTTGCCGCTCTCGAAGGTCTGGTACTCGTTGCGAAGCTGGCCGATGAACTCGGGGTCGTTCACCGATAGCCCCCGCTCGCCGGCGAACGTGGGATCAGCGGCTTCGGCGGCGGCGAGGATGTCGCCGAGCGCCCCGACGTACTCCTGCCGCGCCTTCTCGATGGCGTAGGGGTCGCCCCTGGCGGCTTCGACCGCCATCTCGAACACGTCGCGGGCGGCCTCTGCCTTCGCGCGGTCGTCCACCGCGTTGTTGCGGAGAACGGTGTCCTTGACGAACCGCTTGAGGTTGCTCTGGAGGGTCAGCGTGCTCGTGCCAGCCCGGTTCTTGACCCTGATCTCCTTGCGGAGCGCGTGGAACATGTCCATATCGAGCTGGCGCCAGTCGCGGAACGTCATCGGCTCGCCGTCGGTCATGATGACGATGCCCGCGTTGATGAGTTCCATGACCTGAGAGGCGTCCGCATCCGCGAGGTCGTCGTTGGCGTCGATGAGCCCGGCACGTCGGGCCGCGTCGGTCAGGATGTCGTTGACCGCGTTCCAGTCCGCCTGCGTCTGATAGGAGTCTTTCAGGCGCCGGTTGACCGCTCCTGCGAGCGACGCGCGGGCGCTGCCTCGCGCAGCCGCGCGACCGGCCTTCGCCCAATCGGCAGCCTTGCCCGCCACCTCGCGCCAGAAGGCGGAGTCTCTGGGCAGCTTCTTGAGCCACCCGCGGTAAAAGTCGGCGACCTTACCGGGGCTGGCGTTGCCCCGCTTGAAGGCGAGGCCGATCTTCGACTCGCCGATGCCAAACTCGGTCTGCGTCAGCCGGTTGTCCCACTCGTCCCAGAGCGGATCATCGACGGAGAAGCCGTCGCGGCGAGTCTTGATGTAGCCGAGGATCATTGAGTCGGTGACGGGCTTGCCCTTGTATTCGCCGCCGTTGTTGTAGGCGTCGAAGATCGCGCGGTCCTCCGCGGCCTTCTGCTCGCGGAGGAGCTGCGCGATGAGCGCGGTGAGGTTGCTACCGCCCGTCCTCGGGCGCCGGAAGTAGCCGCGGCGGCCCACTAGATTTCCTGCTGGCTCAGGATGCGGCCCTGCGCCTCGCCGCCCTGGAGGAGCGTCTGGGCGCGGAGGCCCGCGTTGGCGGGCTGCGACTCAGGCGGCGCGTTGCCCGCGTTCTCGGGCGCGTTGAGCGACGGGGTGCCGGGCGCGTTCGGGTTCAAGGTGCGCTGCGTATTGAGCGACTGCGCCTGCTGGCCGGCCAGTTCCTCGGCGCCGGGCGGTGCCCCGATGCCGAGTTGCTGGAACACGACCATGAGCTGCGCCATCGCCTGCACGGCAGCCGGGTTCAGCGAGGCGTCGGTCTGCTCCTCGCGGATCAGGCCCTTCTCCTCGCTCGGGTCCTCGACGCCCGTGGCGTCCATGCCGCGCTCGGACGACCAAATGCGGTTTTGGATGAGGTTGACCGCCATCTGCGCCGTCTCCAGCTCGTCGCGCGGCGTGAGGTCCGGCGCCTTGATGCTGATACGGTGCTGGCCGTCGAGGATGGCGCGGATGTCGGTGCTCTTGCGCTCCCATATCGTCGCGGCCATGTCCCAGATGTCGCGGTAGCCGCGGTACAGGAGCTTGCGCTTCGGGTTGACGCGGGCGACGAAGTTGGCGGTCAGTGCCGCGATGGCCTTGGAACTGTTCAGGGCGCCCGCCGGGGCGAGGCCGAGGAGGAGGTCGTTGAGGCCCGTGATGGTCGCCGCCTCGCGGTCGAGGCGGGTCAGGAAGTCCTCGACGGCGAACTGCGGCATGAACGGCTGGATGGTCCTGATCTCGTTGCCGGAGCCCGGTGTCGCGACCTTGTTCGGCTGCGGGATGGCGTTCGCGGGCACGTCGTCGGGCGCGTCGGGGCCGACGAGCTGCCACATCTGGCCGCGGATGACTTGGTGGATCATCTGCGCGGCCTGCGTCAGCCGTTCGTCCTTCTCGCGGAGGATTTGCTCTACGTCGTAGAGATCGGAGCGCCCGGTCGGCTGGCCGGGAACCTTCGCGTTCGAGATGAGGACGAATGGGAGGTTGTCGTACTCCTTGTGCCGGGTCGGTGGCTTGACCATGTAGTTGCCGACGTAGATGCAGTTCCAGATGGTCGGCTTCTTGCCCGCGCCGGCCGGGCGCTTGTACCAGTAGTCATAGACGTGGACCTGGGCCTTCTCATAGGCCGTCTGCTGGCGCTGACGCTCCTCGCCGCCCGAGAGCTGGTCGAGCGGGTCCGCATGGTCGGCGCTGCTCCGCGTGACCCACGGGTAGTAGGCGCCGCCCTCGGCCCGCTTCATCTCGACATCGACGCCGTAGGTTTCCTCGACTGCCTGCGGCGAGAGGCCGTAACAGTAGATGGCCCAATCGAGCCGGCGGAAGTTGCTATCGCCCCAGCCGAGGTACAGGTTCTCCAGGCTTTCGAGGACGAGGGTGGTCGGGCGCTTCTCGATCGGGTCCCAATAGACCTTGACTGCGGCGTCACCGTAGAGGCCCTTGATCCGGCAGATATCGTCCGCCTTGAGGTCGAGGTCGTCATCGTCCCACCACTGCCAGAACAGTTGCTCGCGGCGAGCGGCAGCCTCGCGTTCCTCGGCGCCGGGGCCAGGAACGTAGTTCATGATCGGCTCGACGGCCTGCAACGAGGCGGGGATGTCCACGTAGACCGCGTGGGCGTTGACGCTGATATGGACCCGGCCCGCGGCGCCCTTCGGCTTGCCCTCGGGCCAGTGGTCCGCGCCGCCATCCTTGTCGATGGTGTTCGCGTAGTAGAGGTTGTCGAACCGCCGGTACAGCTCGCGGAGCCGCGCCTGCTCGGCCTCCAGCTCCGACTTGTGCGCGAAGATTTCGTGGAGCATCCGATACTCGTCGGTCTGCTCCGGCTCCCGCGCAGGCTGCTCCACGCGCAGCCACGACTTGACCCGCGCAAGCATGTCGCCCGCGAAGCGGGCGCCCATGTCACTCGGGGTCGAGTCGTCGGTATAGGTGGTTGCGGTGGGCCGCACGGTGGGCATCAGTCGGAGCCCCCGAAGTAGTCAAACATGGGGTTCTCTAGGGGGACGGCGGGGTTACGGGACGCGTGCCGGACGGCCATCGCGAGGGCCATCACGGCGTCCTGCTCGATCTTCCGGTCGTCGAGTTTGTAGCCGAGGAGCTGGCGGCGAACCTCAAGCCAAGCCGCCGACCGGGGTAGATGGAGGTCGCCGCGGTCGATGATCGCCTTGAGGTCGGAGAGAAGGTTGAGTTTTTTGGCTTTCGTGCCTGCAAAGTCGAATGTCCGCAGGGGCTTGATGATGGAGAACTCCTGTTGAAAGAGCTTCCCGCCGAGGCCGGTGTTATCCACGACGGACGCGCAGAAGGCGCCCTCGGAGCCGTAGAGGAGATGGCCCTCGCGGACCATGTTCACGATCGCCGGGAGCGACTGCCGGCCGCCGCGCTTGCGCGCGCGGACGCCCTGCCACGGGCGCTCGGAGTAGTCGAGGGTGATGGCCCACGTCGCATCAGACGCGATGCCGGGGTCCACGCCCTGCACGTAGCGGTGGCCCTTCACGGGCGCCGCCTCGGGCTCCATCTCGGTATCGAAGATGGCCTCGACGGTCGGGGCGTGAAAGAACGCCTCCCGAGCCTCGATGAACATGCCGTCGATGTTCTGGGGGATCAGGTACTCGGCCTGCTGCCGCACGATCGCGTCGTAGTTCTCTTGCGTCAGGCCGTAGCCGATGTTCTCGCGCGTCGAGAGCCGGAAGCTCGCCACTTGCGCGTCGCGGCTCGGGTTATCCGGGCTCCCAAGCTCCCACAGGTCCGCGTAGGCGTTGACGCCCTCGGTCGGCGTGGAGACGAAGTGGAGCGGCCCGCCCGTTGAGAGGCGCCGGAGGTTCAGCACCTCTTGGTAGATGGTGTCGAGGTACAGCTCGAACGCGGCCTCGTCGAACGAGATGCCGTTCATGTCCTTGCCGAGCAGGGCCTTCGCCTTCTCCTGCGTCGTGCGAAAGTGGACCTCGCCCGCGCCGAACATCTCGTGGAAGCGGAGCCACAGGTACTCGCCCCGGTACTTCTTGTCTGTGGTGACGATCTGACCGAGCGTGTCGGTCAACGGGCAGCCGCGGCCCTGCTGCGCGAGGTGGTCGCCGCGGAGGAGCATGACCGCCTCGTGGTGGACGAGTTCGGCGATCTCCTGCTGGTGCCCGATGTGGTACCAGTGGTAGGGCGAACGCAGCCAGCGCAGGGAGTCCTCGCGGTCCCCCAGCTTCGCGGGCTTGGTGCCGAGCTTGTAGAGCGTGTGGTGGAGCACGATGACGGCCATCGCCAGCGTCTTGCCGGCGCGGTTGCCGGCGCTGACCACCGTCGTCAGGTACTTCGGCCGCCAGCCATCCTCCGCGCGTTGCGCGCACGCCTCGACCCACCGCCGCTGCCCCGGATTGAGGCGCACGCCGAGCCAGCGCTCGGCGAAGTAGGGAATGTCAAGCCGGGCGCGGGCGAAGTCGCGCATGACGGCCACATCGGGGACCCTGATGGCCGCCGCCGGGTGATTGTTGCCGTGGGGCTTGCGCTGCCCCCGCTCGTCATAGGTGGGCGCTTGGGCGCCCATGAGGCCCGTGCTCAGTGCTGGTACTCCTGAGCCACCCGCCAGAGGGCGAAGCCGCCCGTGGGCCAGGGCTGGGCGAGGAAGCTCACGATGACGTGGCTGCGATCAGTTCCGGCTCCTCGCGGTACTCCCCCTCGATCACCGGGAAGGCCGCCCCGCTCATCACCTGGGCGATCTGGAGCATCAGGTCCCGGTCCGCCGAGCGCTCCGCCCGCCGGTCCAAGATTTCCTGCGCCCGCAGGCCCTCCGCCACCGTCGGTTTCAGCGTCCCGTCGGTCTTGGAGAGGTCGTCCGCCACCGCATCGCGGACAAGGAGCGCTAGGTCCGTGAGCGGCGTCTTGAGCGTTCGTTGCTGTTTCCTCAGTACGGTGGCGGCCTCCGCGCGGGCCTGTTCGACCTCGGTGCGGAGGTGGGCGTGGCGATGGCGCCCGAGCGCCATGCGCGAGATGTAGAACTCCGGCCCCATCTCCTTGAGCCAGGCCGAGAGGCCCTTGTCGGAGCCGCCGCCGGCCATCCGGCTGTTGATCTGCTCGCGGAGGGGGGAGTTACAGGCGGCGCACTGCGTCAGGACGACCGTGGTCACGTCGCGACGATGCGATACGTGAGGATCGTCGGCGCCCCGATATTGAGGTCGCCCGGCGTCCCCGTCCTAGTCCAGTCGATACGGCCGGTTGGATAGACGGCAGAGGTGCCCAACAGGGCGTCGATAGACGCGCTCAACAGCCGCCATGCGTTCGAGGCGCCCGCATCGAGGGTCAGGGTGGCGATGCTCGTCGTTGCGTTGGCCGTGTCAACTTTGAGGATGGAGCCGACCCACTTGTGGCTAGCACTGAGGGCAGACCCGCCCGAGGCTACGAACACGGCGCACTTGACATCTTCGATGTAGATGTCCGAGCCAATGTCCGTCCCGTAGAAGTTCCACCGAGTCGCCACGGTCTGCGTCGCCGAGATTGAAACGGCA